TGTATAGTGTGAGGTGAGGCCAGTTCTACTATCGTCCACGTAGTTAAGGAAGCAGCTAATAGGAAGCCCACGCTTAGTACCTCCATTGCTAAGGATGGGAGTAGAGAACATGAACCAAAGCTTACTAGCGTAATCATACAATCACTGGGCATGTTGTTCATCGTCTGCGAAAGCCTCCGCTGCTCTTGCAAATGCTTGTTGTGGAGAAGTCTCTCCGTTTACTAAATATCTATCTTGTAAAGTTTTTATACTGAATTCTGATAGATATCTGTCTCTGCGAAAATCAATTTTAACGGTCATACAATCTATTCTCTATATCTGGGATATTTTTCATGCCGATAGCATCTTCGCAATACGTCAATATATCCATTAATTGATAATTATACAGCAGTCTGTCGCCACTTTCATTTAACGACTGTATAAACTTATACTTACTAGGAATTGGTAAAACATTGTAGATATCAAGTGCATCTCCATATTGTTTAATGAGGGCTTCTGCTCTTTTAGGGCCTATTCCTGGAATTCCTGGCACATTGTCGCCTTTGTCCCCTACTAAACACTTTAAAGAAATGTACTCTTCGGGAGTTACATTATAGTGAGTCTTCCAGTTTTCAAGCGTAACTTCCTTCCTCGTTACATATGAAAATCTACTTACATTTTCTTGAATTAGTAAGTCCCAGTCTCTGTCGCTAGACACCATCCAAATATTACCTAAATTAAACTTTTCTTTGTGCTTCACTAGGTATCCTGCAATATCGTCAGCTTCTACTCCTTGATATCGTAGAACTAAATGAGTTTCTTCTAGTACCTTTAGAGCCTCCTCAAATTCTGCAAAAAACTCTTCAAATGCTATACGATCTTCTTCGCTCTGATCTGCGAACTTTTCTTTTCTATTTTGCTTATACTCCGGATATATAACTTTTCTATATGAAGAAGATCCCCAATCTGCTGCTATTATAATAGACTTGCATCTATAAGACTCGGCTAAACTTTCTACTGTTTTTTCAAAGTCGTATCTGAAATCTGTTCTTCCTTGATGCTTCCATCGGAAAGCTAAATTCAAGGCATCGACTATAAGAGTAGATGGGCCTTCTTGAATTTTTTCATTAAAATTAAATGTCATTTTATAAACCTTATTGTTTCTTTTTCAAGCCACTCATCTGCTAGTAAAACAAAACACTGTAAAAAACATATAAACATATATTCTTGAGTTTGCTCTGGGGGAGTGTCTGTAACTACAAAAACAGGAGATCGATTATACTTAAAAAATAGTAGAGCTTCTTGTCCGCCTCCTTCGGCTTGCTGTAGGAGTTTTGACCACCATTTGATTAAGTTATTTGTTCTAGGTGCGGTGAATATTTTATCAGTAAGTGGAGATTCTGCATAGTTTTTGACTTCAATACAAAATTTGTTTTTCTCATGAGGAACATATAAGTCGCCTTTTAAGTACTCTAATGCTCCTGAATTTGGAACTCGCTCAAACTGAAGATTTGTATGCTCTCTTAATAAGTCTCTTACTAAATATTCGCCCCTTGCTCCTTTTGCTCTGCTATCAACCATATTACAGCAGCCCGTCTAAGGCTTCGAACTTTTCGTGTGCTTCCACCATCTTTCCCATTTGAGTATCTATGGCTTCTAGTATTTCTGGGTGCTCTCCGATACCTACAGGGCTTGATAAATAAATTTCTATATTAGCTTCGGCTTCTTTTATTTCTCCAAAGTATTTAGCTTTTAAAGCTTCAAGTATTTTTTCTCTCATAACAATAACTTCCTTACTCAAGTGCGCTTACATTTTTATGCTTTACTACTTCTATTTTTTCTAGAAGAGGATGTGTCCATCCATGGCTAACAACATAAGTGTTTAAATTTTCTTGTAAAAGAACCTCTACTAGTTTCTCTCTTCCCGCCTCGTCCAAAACATTTATTACTTCATCTAAGAATAATATATTAATTCTTGACTTGGAAATACTACTCATAAGTTTGCGTATTGCTATAAGAGTAGCTGTATTAACACGAGCAAGCTCTCCGCTAGATAAAGCAAGTATATCGACAATATTTTCATTGTCAGTAACTTGTACATTTAACTTATCATTTGTAACAATAAACTCTAAAGTAAATCTTCCATCGGATAGTTCTGCAAGATAGTAGTTTGTTAGCTCTTCTAGCTCTTTAACAAGATTCTCAATTTTATATGCAAGTAATCCGTTTGTACTAAAAGACTTTTTTAGTACCTCGAGATTATTTGCAATATTCTTTTCGGCTTCAAACAAAGCTTGGCTCTCTTCGAGCTGACTTTGAAAGTCTTCAGTTTGTTCAATAATTACCTGAATTCGAGTGTTTCTTCTCGTTATTTTTTGATTTTCTCTTGAGATGCTCTCCAAGTGCTCTTTAGCCGAAACCAATTTAGCTCGTACGCCTGCCAAGCGCTCTTCAAGCTCTCTTTTGTCCAAGACGGCCACTGGCAAATCTCGATTAATGCTTCGGTATACTTCCTGCCAATCTCTCTCAATTTTCTTGGAACTGGTATACTCGGCATTGTCTCGTTTAATTTGTGATATTCTTCTTTCAATTTCATGCATTCTCTCCTTTGCGCTTGAAATCTTTCTGTCCTCTTCTACAATGAGGCCTTCTTTGAATGTTGTATTTACGGGCTGCTCGCAAGTGGGGCAATGATCTCCTAGCTTTTCTAGTTTTGATAATAACTTCTTTGACCCCGCTACGACCCCGTTGAGACTTCCAAGCTCCTCTTGAAGAGTATCATAGGATTGTATTTCTGTTATAGTACAAGATTGTGCTTTTTGTAAATCAATCTTACTCAGCATTTCTTTGTACGTATTATTTTGTACAATTTTTTTATTTTTTTCAGAGATATTTTCAAGTTCTATTGAAAGCTCGGCGTACTCTTTCTCATCATCTTCCGTATCAATTAAAAATTCTTTGAGAGGAAGTATGGATGTATCACTCAATTTGTTATCTGAGAGCCACTTTTCAATTGTTGCTAACTGTGCTTCTATTGAGGCGATACTTATATTTCGCTTTCTAGACTCTTCTTTAAATAGCTCAAATAACTTTACATAATGCTCTAAATGTAAAAGGTCTATTAAAAACTTTTTCCTATTGGTATCGGTTGCTGTAAGAAACTGTAAGCTACTATTTGTATTTTGATAAACAAGCTGTGAAAATGTTTTGAAATCAATACCAATAATTTCTTGCAGCGTTTTATACGTATTAGTTGCTGTATGGCTACTAATATCTTCGCCATCTTTGAGCAGGCGAAGCTTAATATTCGATTTGCGATCGATAATAACATCATAGAGTGTACTATCCTTTGTGAAAACTAAATGTATATGATATCCATTATTCACATAACGGTTTGGAATGTCTGCTTTTTTTATACCTTTTGAGTTTTTATTATATAAAGCTTCTTCTATAATTAACGGTATAGAAGATTTTCCCATACCGTTAGTGCCGACTAGCTGTGTTACAGTATTACTGGATAGGTCTAGCTCATTATCAGGGCCATAACTAAAACAGTTACTCCATTTCAATTTTTGAAGCGTAATCATTAAATATACCTACTATTTCTGGTATTTTTGTTTCGGATATTTCTAATATATAAGTCAAGTACTCTATTAACTCATCTTGAATACTCATATCTTTATCTATAACCAGGCTTGCTTCTGTACTTCTTTTTATTACTTTCTTATCAAGTAAGTCAGTATTCTGCACATTAGCAAGCTCTTGCATATCCCCTTCTATCTCATAGATAGTATGATGGTACTCTGTAGGAATCATTTCAGAAGGCTCAGAGACTGTTTTACGGAGCAGCTGAGGTAAGTCAAAAGGCTCCCATATCCAACTCCAGTCATGGGGGTTTATCAAAAGATAACCTGTTTGTACTTCATTCCTATGAAAAGAAGTTGTCATGGGAGACCCGGGATAAACAATATTCTTTTGAGTATTACTATGTGAGTGTAGGTCTCCTGCAAATACGATTGGAAACTCCTCGAACCTGTCTAAGTCCACCTCTGGCTTGACATGGGGAGGTATCTCTCCTCGTACATGAGTAAAGAGTGGTGCTGTTTGTATAAATTTTTCAATGCTTCTTTCTCTGTGGAGATCGGCATAAGGAAGAATACTAAAACCAAAATCGGAATCATAGTATGAAATATCTGCTATTTTTACAAGTGGATTTATATCTCTACTCACTTGCTTTAGCTGAGTAAAGAATGTTTTGTTCTTTTTTGTTGCTTCGTGATTGCCGTCATAGATAAGAGTTGGAATCTGCACGTTTCGAATAAACGAAAAGTACAGCTCCAACTCTTCCATGTTCGGCAGACGGTCAAAAAGGTCTCCACCTATAATGTGCATATTGCACTGTTTTTCAAGAGAGTGTATCTGCTCAAAAAATAATTTATAACGGTTGAGAGCCCACTCGCGTGGAACATTCTTTTGACCCAGCTTTATATGCCAGTCTGCCGTAAAAAGAATCATGACATCTTGAACTCCGCTTCAAGAGTTTCATCCATATCACCAGAGGATTCTTCACGAATTTCGTCGAGAAGGGTTTTTTGAGCATCGGGAGTAGGGCGAGGCATAACATCATCCATAGACTTTAGTTCAGCTACTGCAGCCATTTCGTCTTCATTTAATGCTCGCTGCTTGCACTTCAATACTTGAAGTTGGTACTCTACATTGTAGGGCAGAGGGCCAGTTTTGACGCGCTTGAATTTAACATCCCAGCCAGTTTCTGGATCTGTAGGATCTCCCAAGTCTTCAGCAGCGGTCAAGATAGCTTCAAAAAGCTTTTTCTTAAGGTTGATAACCTTAACTTCTCCTTGGTCCACACACTGCATAGCGTAGCTCCAGCCACACTTCAGATCGGGATAATACTCACGAACCCAATCTTTTTCTTTATTATTAAATCGCTCTTCATTACGATCAAATGAAAGACATTCAAAAGGAATATTCTTTCCGTTCTTACCTTCTAGCCAGTACACATATCGTGCAAGTACATCTCCTACGAGACGAACCTCATTATCACCATCGCGATAAGAGTAAGATGTGATGCTAGACTTCTTTGCGCCGCCAGCGGCCTTGTTAAAACTTAGTGCCATTTGTTTTTCTCCTGTGGGACTTCTTCATATAAAAATACAACATTGTTGTCTTTAATATCAAGTAGACTGTTTTCATAAATAAAAGTGGGCTCAATTTCAAGTTTTTGAATGTCGAGCTCTGTTTTCCCAGTTGCAAAATAGTCCGTTACCGAACGTAAAGAAGCCGTCGCGAGATACTGGGCTATCTCGAGATGGCTGTGTTTATATGAGTTATATAGCAAGACATCGGGGTGTACTAGGAAAGACTGCCCTAGAAAAGATAAGTGACTAAACCTATAAATCTTATCATGCTTATTGATAGGAAGTTGATCCGTTACTATCATTTTAAATATCCGAAAAACATTCGAAGCATCGGCCTCTGCCTCATCAAATATCTTTTGCCAATTATACAACAACATACTATTATACATTAAATTAGAGCTCTTGTCAAGAATTATTTTTCTATGTTATAACTGATTAATCTCGTACCCTTGCTTCATATAGTATCCCATACGATTAGAAGCTTGCCGAGTTGCAGTTTTACCCTTTAAATGAATATCAACAACTATTGGAGAGAGCTTTCCTTCTTGCTCTCTAATGACTCTTCCGATAAGCTGGGTAAGGAGGGGCTCGTTGTTGATAGGGGTACCGAGTATAAGCACAGAGAGGGAATTGACCGAAATTCCTTCGCTAAATATCGCTTGAGTGCCAAAAAGTACTTTTTTATTTCCATGATTAATCTCGTCTATAAGGCTTTCGCGCTCTTCGTGGGGAACCTCCCCTGTTACACAAATTGCATTTTCTCCCACAAGTATTGAACAAGTTTTAAGAAAATGCACACGATCTGATACTACAAGTACCTTATGCCCTTTGGCAGCATAATAAGATGCAAGCAGTGAAACACTATGAACGTACTCTTCATTGTTTGCCAGGTTATTTACTCGATTTGCCCATGGAATATTTGCACCGTCCATAAAGCGCACTTCCGAGCGATAGATAGCAATACTTGGAGTCATAAAGTTTTCTTTGGGAGGTTGAAAAAGTTTATTCCCAAAGTAATCACGAAAGACTACGTGCTTCCCGTCTTTTCGCTCGATTGTGCCACTCAGTCCGATTTTGTATCTCGCGTGATTAGTGTCAATAATCTTTGCAAACGTTGGCGAAGATACGTGATGCATTTCATCCAAGATAACTGTTCCGAATTCTTTTCGGATTTTATCGATATTACGGTAGAGTGTTTGGGTATTACCAACCACAATACAAGAATCGGTATTGAAATTACCAGACCCAATAATTCCTGGGGTGATGCCATATACTTTTTCAACCTCTTTTGCCCACTGATTTCGTAGTGATACAGTGTGCGTAATAACTAATGTTTTTTGCCCTAGTTTTCCAGCAATTGCCAGCCCTGTAAATGTCTTTCCCCAACTTACCCACGCGTTGATAATACTATTGGTGTCGAGTTCGTCGTATACTGCCTGTTGAGACTCACGAAGCACATATTGAAAAGGGGGAAAATCAACAGGTACAGACACCCTTTTGTCAATAATTTCATATTGATTTGGTATCAAGTCTTCTCGTCCGATTGGTATGGATACCAGATTTTCGCGCACCCGCTGCAGATTCTTAATAATGAGCGGAGGATCATTAGGGTTTTGTGGAGCAATTTTATATGTTAATTCTTTTGAAAGATCGTCTCTTAAAGCTGGAGACGCTTCCATGAATATACGATTACTCAGAACTGCTTTCATACTTTTTTTCTCGTATCTTTAAGTTTATCTTCTGCATAATCGTATAGAACCCAAGGAAGCCCCTCCCAGTGAACAACTCCGGCATATTTTATATCCATGTCGGGAGGTCTAGGAATAACAAATGAGTTTTTTACCCCTTGTAATTTTAACAAGCAACAAGAGCCCCTTAAAACTACATCTTTTATTCTGTAGTATTTTAACTTACAAAACTTTGTTTTTTCATAGATAAAACAAAATCCTTGGGTATCAATAAAGTACTTATTACTAGTCTTTATGACACCTCTAAAGGTATCTATTTGAGTCTTTAATGGTAAAATATTCTTATAAGGAGTCTGAAGCCTTCGTACGCCTAGGGTGTCCCCGAGCATATTTTTGTCGTCTACTATCTGTCCGTCTAAAAATAGTAATCCATCATGTCGTTCCCAGTTCCCGCTTGGTAGCTCGTATACTGGGAATTTTATTTTATTAATACTTTTGTAGTATATCACCATATAATTTTGTAAATTTACCCATTGAATAGTCTTCTCCAATCTCAAAATCACAACCGACAGGAGCCCCTGGAATATAGATACCTCTATCCTTTTGTACAAACTGTTGCAGCATTTCACAGTAATACTCTATTTCATTCTCCGGTACTTCTGCCAGAACCGAATCGTGAACTAAAGCAAAAATCCTTGCCTTTAGCTTCTCAGATTTAATAAAGTTTCCCATGTCTATAGCCCCGAGTAAGTTAATATCACTAGCAGCAGACTGTACCAAAAAATTAAGACCAGAGCGAACGCTATGTGACTGGATACCTTTGTCGGTACTTTTAACATTCGGTAATCTCCTTTTTCTTCCGAAGAAGCTGTAAATGAAACCATTTTGTTGAATAAACTTTTGGTTTTCTTCAATCCATGATTTTAATTTATGGAACTCTTTAAAGTAATCATTAATTACTTCTTGGGCTGCATTCCTACTAAAATGCTTGCCACTGTCTTTCGTAACCTGCTCACTGATTTTATTAGCTCCGGCCCCGTACATAATACCAAAAGTTACTGCTTTAGCTGCTTGACGTTGCATACTGTATAACTCTGCTACTTCTCCTACTTCACAGGGCAGTCTAAATACTTTATGTGCAATTGTACTGTGAAAGTTGCCGCCACTGCGGAATACTTCCATCAGGGCTTCATCTTTTGCAAGAACTGCTGCAACATATACCTCTGCTGTAGTTAAGTCCATTGCAACAATTTTATGTCCCGGGGCTGCTTTGATACAGCCTTTTACAGTAGGGTTATCCCTAGGAAGCTGTTGCATATTAAGTTTACCACTAGAGCTAAGACGACCACTAGTGGTACTATGAAGGTTAAACCCAGTACGAAGACGAGAATCTCTGTCAAGTTGAGGTATAATCTTGTCAAGATAAGTATTTTTGATTTTAGATTTTTGTCGTATATCCAAGATGAGTTTTGGTACATCGCTCTGAAGTGCGAGTTCGTTGAGCACTTCCGCGTCAGTAGAATCTGCGCCCGTACCTGTCTTTTTTCCAGTAGGATTAAGGCCCAAGTGGTCAAACAATAAATGACGCAACTGCACAGTACTATTTGGATTAAAAGGCTTCCCATTAAGTTCTTCAAACCTCCGTATTTTACTGTTTTTGTATAAACTTGCAATAGCATTATCAATATCTGTTTGCATTGCGTCTTGTGCTAGGTACAGCCTCTTTTTGTTAAAAGGCACTCCATTATCTTGGATATCGGTAAGAAATCTAGTGCCTGGAATTAGGATGTTTTCATAGACTGAGCGCAGTTTAAGGTTCTGTTTAATTTTAATAAACTTTTCGTACAGCAAAAAAGTACACACTGCGTCCATTGCAGCGTATGTCTTCATTACGTCGAAGGGAATACTACTCCATTGAAAATCTGCTTTTAAGATACCATGCTCTTTTCTATACTGGTCTATCCAATCATACATTGGCTTCTCATAATCACCGTAAGGAGTAAACTTTAAAGACAAAGGCTTTAGGCCGTGCCCTCCAGGATTCTCATCTATAAGATAATGAAGCAACATTGTATCTTCAAACTGAGGAAAGATAAAGCCGAAATGGTACTCAAAGAATGCCATATCAAACTTTGCGTTATGAAATACTACTATTTTTTTGTCAAAAAGCTCTTGTAAGAGTCTTTCAGTAGTGTCATCA